ATTATATTCTTGTTTTTTTTTTTTTTGATTATTGAATATATTAAAATAAATATTTTCTATATTTTCAAAAGGATTAGCTACGTCAATTTCAGAAAATCTCTCATAACTTGCTCCTAAAGTAAATATATATAAAATAGACCTATAAATATTATTATACATAGTAAAACTATTAGTAAAAATATTTCCTGATAAGTTTGATAAGATTTTTTGTTTATGAATATTAATTTCTTCTACATAATTTCTTTTGAATAGATCAAATTTTGTATTATATTTAATCAGTAAATTTTCATTTTCTATGTAATTAACAAAAATTTTATAAATTATTTCATTTATATATTCTTTCTCAATTTCAATTTCTAATTTAGTATTTAAATGTTCTTTAATCATATTTATAATTTGATCATCTACTTCTATTTTTGGTACTCCATCTTCTAATTTAATATTTAATAGCTTTTTAAAATTAAATTCATTATATAATTCTTCACTTATATCTAATAAAATAGCATAAATAATTTTATAGTAATATTTATCATTAAATTTTTTTTTTTTTTTACTTACTAAATCGTTTGTTTTACATATAATTTTTATTAGATTTTTCATATACCCTGTTTTAATTATTTTACATGAATCTATTTTACTTTCTATGTCTTTTATCATCTTATAAAACTCTTTTCTTTTTGTTTTTTGATACATGCTTGGATGTCCATTTTTAATTATAAAATCTTCTATTATTGGTTTTTTTTTTTTTTTTTTTTATCTCTTCCTCACATTCCTTCCTAGCATTTTCTTCTTCCATCTTTTTTTCAATTTCTGAATTAGCACCAGCTGATTGAATTAACATATTAAAAGTAAATAAAGATTCTGGTTTTTCATCTAAAAAATCATTTCCAAATACAGATATTGCTTGATTAGTATATTTTATAAATTCTTTATAATCAATTGATAATTGATTTTGAGTTTGAGTTTGTTTATATTCCATTATTATATAATTAATAAAAATATATATAATAATTCTCCAATTTTCATTAAATTATTATTTTAATTATTTTCCAATCTTTTGAATTCGGTATTTTTTCTAAAATTTCCTGTAATTTATATTCATATAAAATATATAAATCATACTGATTATCTATATAAGTAAATATATTAGTTTTAAGATTAATCATACCTAATTTATTACTATGTAATCTATCAATAAAATTTTTTATAGAAGATATACTTGGCATTGATATACTTAATTTATGAAATAATTCTGTTAAAACGTGTTGCCAAAAATGAGTATCCATTTCTAAATAGTCTTCTATATTTATTTTTAAACCATAATTATTATAAATTATGCTATTAAATAAAGGATCAAATATCTTTTTATCTAATAAATTTTTATAAGAAACCAAACTTTCACTTAGATATAATATTTTATCATCAGATTCTTTACCAAACTGCTTATGAACAGAAGGTAAAAATTCATTTCTTATTCTTCCTCTATTACTCCATTTAGGTGTTGTATTCTTTAGATAGGGTATTAAATTATTATGTGCATATTGGAATATATCTTTTTTATCAACAAGTTTAAATGGTCTAAAAATAGGAACACCACTTATAACAGAATATTCATCTATTTTATGCAGTTTAAATAAATCTCTTCCTGTTGTAAAATTGGTCCATATATTCTCAATTAAATCTTCTTTTATATGACCTAAAATTACATTTCCCCCTAATAATTTATATATATTAAATCTAATTTTCTTTGTTGTTTTTTCATATAATGATCTATCTATATATTTTCTTTTAAAATAGTGAATTCTATGTATATATAACTTTAAATTGATATTTCTGCAAAACTTGCTAATTAATGATTCTTCTATTCCTGATTCTTCTCTATTTCCATAATTAATATGAATAGCTTTTATGTCTCTTTTATTACTACATAAAAGAGTAAATATATGAGCTAACACCATCGAATCAGGACCTCCAGATAAACTAATTGTAATAGATTCATTATTTGGTATATTTTTTAAAAATGTTTTACATATATTTACTAAATTATTTTTATGTAAAATTTCTTTTTTAGAATTTTCTGAATAAAATTCACAGACATCAGTTATCTCCTTAGTTGAATAATAATTAAGTTTTATAACAGATTCTGATTCTACTAAATATTGATTCTTTAAAACATATTTTTTTAATGAATCAATATAAAATTTGTATAAAAATTTTTGTTTTTCACATAAATCTTCTTTTATAGAATCATATATATTAATATATAAACCTATATATGTTCTTATTCTATCAAAATATTTTACTATATCTAAATGTTTAAAAGGCATCAGTAAAAACGCCACATAATATTCGTAAATTTTTATATTTTGAAGTTTATGGATAGTATATGTTGATACAATACTCGCTAAAAGTGTATTATTTAAAATTTTATTTTCTACGATTTCTGTATTATCATTATTATATCTATAAATATGACGTGAAAATTGATCCAAACATATTATTATTCCTATCAAATGATTGGTTTCTAACTTATACTTTTCTACGACTACCTCTATATTACTTTCATTTAATATATTTTCTAAATTTTTTAAAATTGGATGAAAATGTTCAATAATATATTTGTCTATGATAAGTTTCTTTTTTGCGTCTGATTGAAACCATAATTCTCTTCCCGATATTTCATCAAAAAACCAATATTTCATTATTCTTTCTAATTCTAATTCTAAAGTAAAGAAATTTGACATTTAATTTTAAATAAAATAATATAATTACTTATCAAATTTCTTTTCTATATTAATTTATTTGTTCTTCTACATAATTTATTTTTTTTATCTATAATATATAATGGACATTAAATTAGATTTAAAATATCATGAAGATATACCAAAAATTATACATATTTCATGGAAAAATAAAAATATATTAGACAGTAATTCTGATTTAATTATCAATGGATTAGCAAATATAAAAAAAATTAACCCTGAATATACAATAGAAATTAGTGATGATAATGATGTAGATAATTATTTAAAACAAAAAATTGGTATCAATGAATACGAATCAATCAAAGATAAAAAAATAGTTGAAAAGGTAGATTTATGGAGACTATTAAAAATCTATATTGAAGGTGGTATATACGTTGATTTAGATAGATATTGTAATATTCCTTTTAAAGATATTATTACTAAAGATATAAAATGTATTTTACCAACATATTTTGATTCAGATTTTTCTCAGGATTTATTGATTAGTTGTAAAAATAATCCTATTTTTTATAGAGCAATACAATATAATTTTTTGGGGAGAAAAAAAGGTATGAAATTATATGATTTAGGAGCCCCTATCTATATGTTTGCTGTTACTGAAATAGTATTTGGAAAAAGAATTTCTAGAAATCCAGGTTTTAACCAAATGGAAGAATTAAGATTGATTTTAAATAATTCTAAACATTTTCTAACATACAAAGAAGAACCTATGAATAATACATTAATATATAGAAACAATAATAATCAAAATATTTCAAATGAACAGATGATTAAAAATAAATCATTATTTTACAAAGAACAAAACGTTATTCCCTGGTATATATAATTTAATATATATATATATATATATATATATATATATATATATATATATATATATAATGTATAAAACAATCAAAAATCCAAAAACAGGTAAGCAGATAAGTATAAATTCCAAATTAGGTAGACAAATTTTACATAACTATATTAATTACGTAAATGGTGGAACACTTGGTCTTATTGAACATTTTGATACAAAAATTAAACCTAAAATTAAAATTAGATATAATAATTTTACGATAAGAGATGCTGTGCATAAATATTTAGATATAGGAATTGAATGGTTTATATATCGAAATCCAATTGAAGGAGCCATCGGTGATTGGGACGTATCTGGAGTAACTGATATGAGTTTTCTTTTTCCGCATATTCACATATTCAATCATGATATAGAAAATTGGAATGTTTCTAATGTTACTACAATGGAGAGTATGTTCGAAGGTTGTCAAAACTTCAATCAACCATTAAATAATTGGAATGTATCTAATGTTACTTCTATGCGTGGTATGTTTAAAGATTGTCAAAACTTCAATCAAACATTAAATAATTGGAATGTATTTAATGTTACTTCTATGCACGGTATGTTCGAAGATTGTTATAAATTCAATCAACCATTGAATAAGTGGAATGTATCTAATGTTACTAATATGTCGAGTATGTTTAAAAATTGTCGAAACTTCAATCAAACATTAAGTAATTGGCATGGAGAGGAAAAGAGCACTTCTAAAGTTACAAATATGTCGAGTATGTTTGCATATTGTTATAAGTTCAATCAACCATTAAATAATTGGAATGTTTCTAATGTTACGACAATGGAGAAAATGTTTCTTTATTGTTATGACTTCAATCAACCGTTGAATGATTGGATTGTTTCTAATGTTACTAATATGAGTCATATGTTCTATAGAGCTACTAATTTTAATAAGCCATTATATAAATGGGATGTTTCTAGAGTTAATAATATGACGAGAATGTTCCATAAAGCTACTAATTTCAATCAGCCATTAAATGATTGGAATGTTACTAATGTTGTTAATGCGATTGGTATGTTTCATGATTCCGGATTTCAATGTCCTGGTAATCTAACTTTAGGTCAAATAAATGCTTTAAATAGAAATTATGAAAATGTAAGGCCACCGCCATGGTTAGGTTCAGGGGTTAATTGTCGTGGAACACGTTACCTATATAGAAAAATGCCAAGTATAATTCAGAGAGTTAAAGATTCTATCAGACAAAAAAGCGAGAATCAAAGTCCCCATAGCTGGAAGGGATATATTTTAACGAGAAAAGAACTAGATAAGGATAATGATGATGATAATGATAATGATGATGAGACTGATGCGGCTGCTGAGGATGAGACTGATGCGGCTGCTGAGGATGAGACTGATGCGGCTGCTGAGGATGAGGATTCTTCTTTTATATTACGCACAGCAAGAAGATTAAAATCTTTTATTTTAGAATATACTAATCTCTTTAATCTACCTTATCCAATTAATGTA